CATGAGTCTTGCTAAGACCCATCCAGAGGACTGTATTATCTGTAGCTACAACGCTATCACCACTTGCACACCCAATTTCACTCGTATAGCTCTGAGCTACACCTAGAGGTGAACCTACAGCGTTAGCAGCATCATAGAAGAACTGTGTGCTATTAGAACCAAAGGCTACTAAGTAATTCAAATGCTTTACGATACCAACAAGAATGTCAGTAGTCTGTTCAAAGCTAAGGAAGTCTAACGGGTTCCAGTTGGTAGGATCACCTAAGCCAGAGTTGTATATACGGTTGTTACTAGTACCAAGGAACACATAGTTGTCAAGGAACACACAACCAGACACGTAAGGAGCAGTAGGTAAGCCACTCATAATAGGTACGAGGTCAGCACCACTACCGTAGTCTACAAAGCTAATACTAGTGCTTGACAGGTTAGCAGTAAGAGGTAACTCAATAACAACGTTTGTTGTACTAACAACTTCTACAACCTTAGACAAAGTAGGTATACCAACACCACTAACAACCATGCCTATATAGATACCTGTAGTGCTTGGTACAACAATAGTTGTTGTGTTAATTGCTCCAGTCCCTGTAGTTGTAACGGTTGCCGGTACATTAACGGTGATGGTAGGAGTAGTACTTAGTCCTGAACCATAGTTGGTAATGGTTACGCCTGTAATAACTCCATCAGGAGTACTAATAATTGGAGTAGCAACAATACCACCACTACCAGAGAAGGCAAGAGTAGCACCTTGGCTATAGTACAACCCACCATCATTGACAGTGACACCACTAATCTTATCGTCAACTACAACAAAGGTTCCAGAAGGATCAATCAAGTAAGCATTAAGCTTATTGTGGAAGAACAAGTAGTTGTCCAAGAAGGTCTTAACAAAGTAGCTTTGACTAGTAGATACAGAAGTAGTACCCAAGGTTGTAGTTACAAAGGTACTTGGATCAGTCCTGTATACCGTGTTATTAATAACAGAGATGGCTTTGTTCTTATAACTAACAAGACCTTGGCTAGTGTTAACCGAAGGTGGAGTTGTAGGTACGATCTGAGTAGCTAAGACTAACCCTGGTCTCTTGAGGAACTCCCTCTTCTGATCTCTAGTTTCAAAGACACAGTTAGACGAATAAGAATCCTTGGCAAAGCTTCCAGTTCTAGATTCGATTGGTTGTGTAAGTGGAATCCTTTCGGTAGCCATTCTTACCTCCCGTAAGCACTAGAGTTAGTAGAACGGAAGTCAGGAGCAAAGGAGGTACTAGCAGCCTCAACATCCCAATCTGTGAGTGCAGCTTTGTAACCACCAGCTCGTTGAGCAATCTCTGCTCTAGCATTCATGGGTACACCGTACTCCATAGACAACTGATCAGCAAGGTTCCACACCAAAGTATTCATCCACTCATTAGGGAAGTCAGGAACACCTAGAGCAGTACTCAAGTCATTGAGGGGTAACTGAACTACGATGTGAAGTTCTAGGTTGGTACTCGTGTAAGCATCAGGAGTAAGGTATACATACAAGATACCGTTGAGAGCTTTAACATCATAGAAGATAGTATTGGCAACACCAGTAGAGTACTTAGAGCCAAGCATGTTGTACTCTTGCTTAGATACGGTAAGCACAGGGGTATCAATGTACGGAGTAGCTTGGAGGTTGCGGTAGAAGCCTTGGATAAGCTTCAGTGGCCTGTCTGTGATAGCGGTGGTAGGTGCTTGTGTATCGTACATCAAAGCGCTTGTAGAGCCTCCTAGGATGTAAGACGCTTGACCGTTAGTCAAAGGGATAACAAGCTCAGAGTTCTTCCAAAGCTTCAAACCTTCTGTACTCAACTGCTTAATCAAAAGGTTGAGAGACATAGCAGCATTGTTAATCGTATCTACATCAGGCACCTCACCAATTTCAAGGACACCCAACTTACGAAGTGCTAAGGTAATGATCTGGTCTCGTGAGACGGTATAGGTGGAACTCATTGTGTCTTTCCTTTTGTTAAGTTTTAACTATACGGATAGATAGTAATCATCTCACCCGGATAAGGGCTACCTACCACTGAGCATCCAGACACAGCGTAACCTGAGATACAAGAGTTGCCTTCTAGTGTACATGTAGGACGAATGTTGTTGTCTATATCAGCCCTAGCACAATCAGCTTGTCCGTAGTCCGCTATACCTTGGGAGGTAAGAGGTGTACACATAAAGATAAACTCATCACTAGCTCCTGCTCTAGTGTAAGGTGGTGCTTGGATGTCTGCTACGCCATGAACAAAGTCTTGGGGTTGTCGAGGTTCCCAATCCCCCATACAAACCATGAGTCCATCCCAACGCATTTGTAGCTCGTTGGATTTATACTCACGACCACATTGATCACAAACAACATTCCAAGAACCTGAATCGTATCTTGGGTTAGATGACATGCTCTTAGCCCACGAACTTTACAAGACAAGTATAAATAGTTGAAAACATATTATCCCTTTAGTTAACGCTTCTACTTATTTCGTACCATACTGAAGCAACACAAACTAGTCTCATAACATCATCTGCTGTTGAAGTGAACGCGGCTGATAGTTTAATGTTTGCGTTGTCTGCAATGCTTGTATTGCTATTGGTGAAGATAATAGTGATCTGTTGTCCAGTAATGCCACCCGTCAAATTGGTAATTGTTGTAGCGCCAGCATTGGTCGCATAGAACATATTAAATCCAACTACAGAAGGTGTTGCTGAATTGTTTGTTAGGGTTTTAACAATTACGCCAGTTGATGTTGGCGTTGTAATTGCACCTGTAGATGCTCCAAACAACGGTGTGTTATTAAGTTCGCCAGCGTTAATAATTGGATCCCAAACACCACCACTCCAATAAATATATCCGTTAAGAATATCACCATTAAGATATATATTTGGTGTACCACCATCTTGTGGAGTAATAAGCATTGCATAGTTACCAGATTCAATTGCTGTTACTACGTTGTTAGAAAAGTAATAATTTGATCCAGTTCTACCGCCAACAGTAAATCCTCGTTTCCATTTAAATCCATATACGTTTACTACATCAAGAACAGCATCTACGGTATTATTATTAATATAACATTGTTGTTTATAATTTGCAGCCGCAAAACCTGCTTTAATTCGGTATGCTTCGCAATCTCCACTTAAACCACTTTGAATGTATAACCCACTAACTTTATTATTAGACAAGGTTATGTTTCCACCTGTCATATTAAATGCAACGATAGCTCCAATATTTGCTCCAGTTTTTATAGTGTTATTTACAACATTGTTTGCTACTAAAATTCCATTATTTACAGTTCCATCAACTGCTTCTGAATCGCCACCGTCAACAATTACCCCATAACAATCTCTTGTTATAAGTTGATTGCTTGCAAGATTTTCAATTACGTTTCCGGTAATAGTCACACCGTAACAATCAGCAGTTGCTATTGGATAAGCATTGGCTTCCGAAGCAATAATTCCAGTACTACAAGCAGTTAATATATTATCAGCAATTACAATATTTTGACCTACTACTTGAATACCATAAGCGCATAAGGTAAAAAAATTATTTGATAAAATAATATTAGTTGCTTGGCCTTCATTAATATTAAATGCGTTATGATTTGTATTATAAAATTGGCAATTTGTAACCGTAACATACGAACAAGAACCGCCTACTGGCCCATCATGATACAACGCTTCCCACCTACTTTGGCGGATAGTTACTTTCTCAAAGAGAATATTGGTACACCATCCAAAATAAAAGTTTTTAATTTGGGATAAAGCCGCTGAATCACCACCACTAGGTGTACCACCGTTATATATGGTTGTTAATTCTTTAACAACAATATTGCTTACTGTAGTACCAGCGTATGAAATTGCGTTTATGGTAATAACACCCCACTGTGTACTTGCGCTTGCAGTTGGGGACTTAACCATTAACGGAGAAATACTTGCCCTTAGAATAGTAAGGTCTTGACCAGCACCAATGATCTGAAGGTTGTTAATACCAAAGGCTGTAATACCTGTACTAATTAGGTAGTCGCCCGCAGCAATGTTTGCCACACCGCCATTGGTAAGACTTAACGAATCAAACATCTGCTGGATCGGCACATCAGTCAACGCGCTACCCCACCACCATGAGTACACGCTTACATGATCAGTAAACTTAACTCGGTATACTCCCGTACAATTAAAGTAGCTTCCATTTTGAACTTGAACTAGGGTGCCAGATGGAACTGTAATGTTTGCTGTAATAGGAACAATCGTATTGACAATAAGAGTCCCACCAGCAGCGGCTGTAAGAGCAGCAGAAAATGTACTGTAGTTGCTTGTTTTAAAAACACCCCCACCATAAGTTGCTGTATTAACATCGTTAAGCCAAGTGGCTACGATAGGTGTAGTGCCATCAATAAAATAAGTGGTTGTCATATTTTGTTCCTAGTAACACTTTTGTTTACTTGTCAGCTTTGTTATCGAGCTTATCGTAAATCTTACCGATCATTTCTTTGATGTCCCGTATGTCTTGCTTGTAGTCTTCACGAAGAATATAAGTCTTTGGTAAGTCTTCTCGCAACCTAGCTTGGTCTGACTTTAATTCTTTTACTGCTGACCATAGTTCTCTAGCAAGCCAACCAAGAATACTTGACGAAGCAAAGAGAGCGGAATCTATAAGTGTTTGGGTTTCCATCATTTGAACTCTTTCAAGGCTTCACTAAACGTTATACCCAAGTTGTAGCTCATCAGCATTGCTGCTGCCCACTCTTTAGTAATACCATCTACCTCTATCTGTCTTTTGTAAGCACGTACCTCAGCAGCTTGCCTAAAGCTTTTACTACAGAGATACCTTACCCACCAGATAGGTGCTATCCATGCTTGCTCACGATAGTGGACTAGCT